ACATGGAGTGGTAATACAAATAATTTACAAACAGCATTTACAAGTTCTGCAAATAATTTTATTAGTCCTACTAGTTCAGGATTTTTTCACCTAGATGTTTATGATAAAGTTTTAACAGACACTTCAGCAGAATTACAATATTCTATAGCATATGGTAATAGATTAGGATCAGGTTCTCCTGATTTTACAAATGACAGTGGATCACATGGACAAAATGCATCTAGAGTAACTTATGGTGCTTACAGAAATTTAGTTTTTGGAGATGAAAATCAATTTTTTACTTTTGGTACTCACACTCCAGATGATATTTATGTTATTAATGTAGCAAGAGCAAGATATAAACAAACACTAAAACCAGGTACTTTAAATTTACAACTATCTGCTTCTGTAGCTATAAGTCCAGGTACTCATCATAATTTTCAACTCACTGATGATAGTATTACACAAAATGGTTCAGCTAAACTTACAAATTTAGGAAGACAATTTAATATTGTATCAGGATCTAGTGGTGTAATGTCAGGATCTCTTTTAGGACAAACAGTAAGTGGTTCATATGGTTTATTTTATCCAGACGCAGGAGTCCTTATATTAAATCCTGATGCTTTTGGTTCAGGATCAGGATTTTTAGGCCCCAATAAACATAGAGGAGAAATGACAAATTACGAAGGAGTAATGTATTCAGGAAAAGAACGTAATCCTGAATTATTATATTGCGCTATTAGTAGCTCTGGTAATTTTATAGTAGACACTGAAGAAAAAGTAACATCACAATATTATTTTGCAAGAGCTAAAAACTTTGAATATAATTATACTACAAACCCTTCATTTACAGATGGTAGTGGTAATTTATCTTTTAGTAGTATGATAAATAATCCTGTAACTTACATTACAACTGTAGGATTATATAATGATTCTAGTGATTTAGTAGCAGTAGCAAAACTAAGCCAACCAGTTGTTAAAGATTTCACAAAAGAAGCACTTATTAGAGTAAAATTAGACTACTAAAATGCCCCTAAATGTCAGAAGTATACAAAAAGTTTACAGCTCAAGACTACTCAGTAGTTCCCTTTAATGCCCATAAACAGTATAACTTTAGTTCTCAGTCCGCTGCAGAAAATAAAATAACATGGCATAAAGTTAGTTGGACTTCAGAATCCATTTCTCTTTATACTAGTGCAAGTTCATATTATGGTTCGGATACTATCAACACAGTTAAATATAATCAATTAGATCATCTTTTTTATAAAAATTTTAAAAAGGATATTTCTAATAGATTTGGATATAATAATTATTTAAAACAAGAAAGAAAATTATACGAAAAAGCTCAAATAATATCTATTCCCGCAGGTTTATATGGACATGAAATAAAACCAGGAGATTTTCATCTTTCTTCAAGTAATTATGAAATAATAGATGACTCACATGGTAATCTTATTATTAGTGGCACTAATTTAAGCCATTACCCTACAGATGTTAGAAAAAATGTATTTAAATTAGAACCTACTAAAGCTTTTAAAGCTTATGATTTAGATACTATTCCAGGATACGCTGTTAAATTAACAGATCCTCAAGATAATAAAGTAGGTATAACTAAAAGATTTTGGAGAAGGGGAGTAGAAAACCCAAATAAAACACCTAACTATACTACTCCTATTAATTTATCAGAAGTAGATGATAGCTATTATTTTAATAATTTTAAATATAATAATGTTAATTTTAGTAAAAACGAATTTTTAGGTGATGGTGATGATACTTTTTCATCTATAGATTTTGATAGCTCTATTGGTTCACATGTAAAAGCACCTCATAATGATAAGTACAATTTTAATAATGAAGATTTTTCAATATCTTTTTATGTAGAACCTTTACCTATAGGAAATCAAATATTAAACCAATCATCAAGTATTGGAAAACCATTTGGGGGAGGAATAATATATAATATAGATTCAAACCATATTCATGTAATATCAACAAATGCTGTAGGAAGATCTTCTAACGCTCAAAATATACAATATTCTTGGGGAGTTTTAGGAGCAAATGGTAATGCAGGAGTAGGCAATGTACAAACAGGACTAGGTGGAATACCTCATATGGGAGATGGTCAGCAACAACTCGTAAACATGACAAATGCAGATTCAAATGCTCCTGGACTTTTAGGTAATTTTATGAGTAATTTTAGTCATAATGGATACACTGATTGGTATATTCCTACACTAACAGAAATTCATTCAGCTGACACTAATTTAAAAATCTTTAATCCTGATTTAACAACTAATCCTCTATTTACAAATTTAGATAATTCTCTTAGTTTAGATCAAGTTACAGGTAAATTATTAACATCTACAGAAGCTTCAACCCCTTCCATAAATTACTTTGTCAATTATACTTCAGGTTCAATTATTGGGGGAGTATCAAATAAAAACTTACCTAGTGCTCCTAATCCAGCTATATCAACTTTTTTACCTGTAAGAAAAATTCCAATAGGAATAAGTAATCAATATATTGGATATGATGAAGCAAAACGATATATTATATGTAAAAGTGGAACACAAACAGTATCTCCAAGTGATTTAAATCCAGGAACCCAAACAATTAAGAATACTGCAAAATCGGGTTCTTCTCAACCTTTAGACACATTATCTCAACCTCAATTTCCATTTGAAATTTATATGCAAAGCCAATCTTTATATTTTGCAAGATCAGACGGAAAAAACACGATAACTATAAGCAGTATTCTAACAGGTTCTTCTAATCATCCTGAACAACATCATGTTTTATGTCAGAAATCATCATCTATAATGGAAATATATGTAGATGGAAATAAAATTGTAGAAGCTTCTGATAGTAGTTTGGAAGAAACAAGAAATTTAGCTAATTTATATATAGGTTCAAAAGGTATTTTAAGTAAAAAAGATGGTAATAATACATTAAAAGACACAGGATTTTTTAATGGATCTTTAAGTTGTATAAATATATATAATAATAATTTTAATACAGCTTCTATTAAAAATATATCATCAAGTATAGATGCTTCTCCATATATAGGAAATGTATTTTATCAAAACGGTTTTGTAGTACTTACAAAACCAACAATACAAAATATAGATGTTCCTTCTATAAACATAAAACCTTTTAATTTTAATGGATCTAATACTATTGATCAAAGAATTCAACAATATACTTACACTCAAGTTGATCCAACACTTCCCTTAACTTTTCAAAACGGATTTGATATTAAAAGAGATGGAACAAAATATTTTGGAGCTAACCAAAATGCAGGAGGATCACCTAATCCTAATCAAAAACATAAATTCCCTACTCATCTTTATCAATTTAATATGAGTACACCTTTTGATTTATACTCAGCTACTTCATCTATAGATAATGCTGCCGCTGCAGAAAAAACATACGCTGTTATATCTTCTTCTCTTCCTTACTTATGGATGAATCCAAAAGACATAAAATTCCACCCTTCAGGAACATCTTTATATTTTGTGGGGACAGGATATAGTAATTTATCGTCATCAGAACATCCTACTATGGCTGAATTAAATGCAGCTAATGGTGCTTACAGTCAGTATCAGTTAAATAAACACCATGTTCGTGGAGGAATAGTTCAAATACCTATTGACACTAAATTTGATATATCTAGTGGATCAAAAGTTAATAAAGCTAATCCTAGTGGAACTAGTTCTTTATTATTAGAAGAATCTAAAATATGTGATACAACATACATTAAATATAATGCAAAATATGATGATAATATATGGTCTGGTCAAGCTTATAAACGATGGGGGGGAATAAACCCAAAAGCATTCTCTTTTTCAGAAGATGGTACACAATTTTTTACAGTACATTCAAATGATAGATTAAGATGGGATGCTGGTGATTTCCATAATTCTGAATTTGGTCCTTCTAGATACAGTAATCTTAGTAATCCAATACAATCATCCTACACAATATTAGAACATAATTTATTAACAGCTTTTGATATATCTACTGTTAAAAAACCAACAGTTTTTGAACTTGCTAATGAATCAGGAATTACATCAGATAGTGCTCTTGCAAATGCAATAACTCCAGAATATGTAGGACATGCAGGAAGAGTATTAGATTTATTAGATTTAGTTACTCCTGAAGGAGCTCCTTTAAATGTTGAAAGTATAACTTTTAATAAAAGAGGAACTAGAATGTATTTAATGAGTAGAATGACTAGCATATCTCAACCTTTAGGATTTCGTTTTGCTGTTGGAGGGTGGGGAACTATTGGAGACCCTAATAATGGTTGGATTCCTGGTGTTGCTATTTCTGATCCTGTTCTTTTACGACAAGGTCCTAGAATATGGGAATTTAGATTAAAAGTACCATGGGATATATCTTCAGCTAAATATAGACAATCAAAACCTTTAGCAGAATCAGGAGGAATATTAGAACAAATGGATTTACGTAATGATACTACTCCAGGTACTCAGACATATGATGATGGAGTAGCCCTTCAGGGCTTAAGATTTTCTAGAAATGGAAGATATGTGTATATTGCATCTTCAGGTACTGGAACTCTTCAAGGAGGATTTGATAATAGAACTTTTGCAAGACTTAATTTAAGTGGTATCCTTCAACCAAATGATGGATCTTATAAAATTCAATTCCAAGGTTCACATTTAATTTATGAAAATGAATATAAATGTACAGTAGATGAATATGAATTTAATGACACATTAAATATTTCAGCAAGAAAAATTAGAACTCAAGATTCACATGAATTAGCTGATTTTGCAACAGGTTCATTATTTAAACCTTATGTTACAACAGTTGGTTTATATAATGAAGAAAACGAATTATTAGTAGTTGGTAAACTTGGTCAACCAGTTAGAACTTCTAACGAAACTGACACAACTTTCGTACTTCGCTGGGATACCTAAAATTCTTTTTATACATTCACCATTATGTGGTATTACTTAAGCAATCAAATTAATGAAATCGTTGACCTCCCTGAAGGAGCGTTCGGTTTTATTTATCAAACAACTCATTTACCAACTGGAAAAAAGTACATTGGTAAAAAATCTTTAATTTATAATTTAAAGAAAAAATTAGGCAAAAAAGAAAAAGCACTTTGGGAAGGTAAAGGTCGTCCTCCAGTATATAAAAGAGTATTAAAGGAAAGCGATTGGAAAACTTACTATGGCTCACACAGTTTTTTAAAAGAAGCAAATAAAGAAGATTTAGAAAGAAAAATCCTACAAGTGGCTTTTAACAAAAAGGAACTTACATACTTAGAATGTAAATATCAATTTGTGTTAGAAGTT